TTTATAATTTCTAACTATTTCTTTCCAAGCTAGACCATTTTGTTCTTTAAGAGTGTTAAATAATTCCTTAACATTTTCTCTTAAATTTTGTTTTTGTAGCTTACTTCTGTCGAAGCAAGAAGTATTTTGCTGTGTTAATTGTTTAGTTGTCATTTATATAACATCTTCTGGTGGTACTGCTCCAACATCTTCACTATGACAATCTAAACAATAATTTTTTTGATTATCAATTTCTATGTCATGTATTGATATATTTTGACTTTTACAGCTATAACAAACATCAACATAGTTTGCTAAATCAGAGTAGTATATTTTTTTTTCTTGTGTCATTTTATTTTTCCCTTTCTGTTTGTTTTTTTTAATTATATATTTAACCATGATTGCTGTTTTTCATAAATTTGTTTTTGTAATTTATTATTTTTATAAACAGAACAACCGCTTAACAATAAACATACAAGCAATAATTTAATTAAGTTAATCATTTTATTTTTCCCTTTGTTGTAGCTTACTTCTGTCGAAGCAAGAAGTATTCTTCAGTTGTTTATTTATCATTAAAATTATACCATTCATCAGTAATAAATGTATGATCACAATTAAGTTCTTGATAATTTTTATTCATAATTTTTTTCCAATTAATTAAATTATCAATTTCATTTTGTACTTTATTTTTAGCATCTTCTTCGTTTTTAGCTTTTACATCTTTAAATATATCTAATGTTGGACACACTCTATAAGTTTTCATTTTATTTTTCCCTTTTGTTTAGTTGTTTATTCATAAATTACATCATAACTATTTCACCACTAAATTCCATTTCAGATATTCTATCTTGAATAAAACTTAATTCAGCTTGATATACTGCATGATCTTTTGGTAGTTCCTTATTATTAATATCAGTCATTTCTATTTCATTATCTTTTATTTTCCAATAAATAGGATAATGTTTTTTAGTCATTTCCAATCTGTACTTATCTATTTGATCCATTTTATTTTTCCCTTTTGTTTTTCTCATTTGCTTGATTTATTAAAAACCCCATTTATTAATTTTAAAATCAAGAGCATTTTCTAAATCGTTTTCTGTTTCTGTTTTATTTTCATTTGCCATATCAACCAAATCATTTGGCAATGGTTCTATATCGTAGTCATAAAATATGGCTAAACTGTGATCTTCTTCTTTCTTTAGTTTATCCAAATAATCGTTGAAACCATTGATTAATTTACCTATTTTACTACTATCATCATTCATATTTATTGACCTTTCTCATAGTTAAACATTAAATTATCACCATTAACATATACACCGGCTTTTTGAAGTGTTTTAAATTCGTTTGGCTTTACCTCTTGCATACCATCAAATCTAACTAAACTATCAAAATGCCAATAATCGTTTCCATCTTGATCATCCGGTGTAATTTTATTTAAAAAAAATTGTGATAAAATTTTATAATCATTATCATCATCTTCATGACCCATTTCTTTTAAATTTTTATCTGAATAAATATAATGGTATGTGTTTTCATCTTCACCACACCTTTTGAAAAATTCACATAACCAATATTTTTGTTTTTGTTTTTTCATTTATTTCTCGCTTTCTGTGTTTTCTTCATTATCTTCATCATCTTCGCTTAAATCTCTACTATCAAGAAAGTCATCATAACCCACATTATAAGCAATCGGATCGCTATCTTCTAACAGTTTAGAAAAATTCCAATGTCCTGTGTCATAAAGTTCATCTAAAAAATCATTATATTCATCTTGATATTTCATAAGTTCCTTTCTATTTGTTTAAGTCTGTTAAGATATAAGTACCATTTTTAATTTTGGCTCGTGTATCTTTTATAGTTTCATTAAGAAATATATTTCTATACTTGCCGGTTGTGTTTGAGTAGTTCCAATATTTTTGATCAAGATATATTTTTACTTGATCACTCTCATAATCTTTTTTTACAATCATAGAATTATAAGATTGGAAATATTCATTTTGTTTATCATCAGTAATTATAAATTGATTTGATATTTTATTACCGCTGTTGCTTGTTATGTTTTCTACTTTCATTTTAGTTTCCTTTCAGTTAATTAAAGTTAATAAATAAATATGGCTATAATTAGGCAAGATTATCTATCATTCCAATTAGACCAATCAAAATTTTTCAATTCTGATTTATCAGCATTTTCAATAATAAATGCTTTTAATCTTTCTCTAAATCTTTTAGTCATTCTTTTTGCTTTGTCTTGATGTTTAAAAGTATATTCACCCTCATCAGCTAAAGTAGTTTCAAATATATCCATTAAATCAATCATATTAAAACTAGACCAATTTAAACGATCATCATATTTATCGTTAATTGTTCTATCAACTTTAATATTAATTTCTAATAATGGTTCCTCTTTTATTATTTCTTTTTTCATAGTTTCCTTTAATTGTTTAAGTTGATTTTTTTACCAAATGTATTCATAGCTTTATATTTGTTTCCATTTACATAAACTAGATATTGTTGATCTATTCCATTTTCACAAATTTCTATTGCTGTTTTCATATCATCAGTTTCAAATGTTTCATTTTTAAAAGCTGAATAATAATATATTTTAATTGGTTTCATTGTTTCCTTTGGTTGATTTGTTTTAAACATAATTAAAGATAATATAATAATAAGGCATGAATAAGGCATATACAAAAAAGATTTAATTATTATTAGTGTGATAATATTGCAACAGCTGTGATATATTTACAGTTTATAATTGTTCTAATGTTTGGTTGAAATATAGAATAAAATAATATTGATAATGTTGGTATCCATTTATAAAGCGTCTTTGTTTTTTTTCTCACATCATAACAAGCGACAGTAAATAATAAGTACCAAAGCAATTATTATTAATTAATTACATTTGTCCCGATAACATTTATTTATCACTAATCTATTTAAGATATATATTTACCTAGATTAATGTAGTTTTTAATGATTCTAATTAGCGGTATACCCCAGATTTCAGTCGCAGTTTTCTTTCTATATATAGACCGGACTTGAGGACACCCTTACAGCCACCCACCCACTTATACACAAACACTTTTTTGTTTTATTTTTTTTTCAAATGCACTAGATGTAGTATATGGATTACTTTAGTGCAGACGATTTAGATTCAGTTTCTTATGTTGAAGAAGGAACAAACAACGTAATTATTAAGTTTTATGGATTTCCCAATAAAGTAGCAGCCGATCTATTTATCAGCTATGCTATGCTCAATATGGGTTTTGATTACCAACCTATAACTGGTATGAAGTCAGACATGATACACTAAATATGCTTTTCTACGAAAAGAAATAAATATGGATATTAAAATACCCTATACACCAAGAAAGCATCAAGCCTACTTGCACAGACAGATAGACAATCACAGATGGAATGTATTAGTATGCCACAGAAGATTCGGCAAGACAGTATGTATGATCAACCACCTAATTAGGTCAGCATTACTGTCCAAACTTAACAACCCTAGGTTTGCCTACATTGCACCTACCTTCAAACAAGCTAAATCTATTGCATGGGATTACATGAAACAGTTTACCGCCAAGATACCCCACACCAAGTTTAATGAGACAGAACTGCGTGTAGACCTACCTAATGGTTCTCGTATTACCTTGCTAGGCTCGGAATCCCCAGATGGGTTAAGAGGTATATACCTTGATGGATGTGTCATTGATGAGTACGCAAATGTAAACAGTAAGTTGTTTCCAGAAATAATTAGACCAGCATTATCAGATCGTAAAGGTTACTGTGTGTTTATTGGCACACCAATGGGAATGAACAATAACTTTTATGAACTGTACCAACACGCACAAGGTGCGGAAGATTGGTTTAATTACAAAGCAAAAGCATCAGATACCAAGATTGTAGACAATGATGAGTTGGTCAAGGCAAAAGAGGTAATGGGAGAAAAGAAGTACCTACAAGAATTTGAGTGCGATTGGATAGCCAACATTGAAGGAGCAGTATATGGAGATGTTATAGCAAAACTAGATGATGATAAACAACTTACAAGAGTTCCTTACGATCCTGCCTTACCAGTATCTACAGCATGGGATCTTGGGGTCTCCGACCACAGTAGTATAATATTTTATCAGCAGTTAGGAAGATCAATAAATATAATAGATTACCACGAAGAGAAAGGTCAAGGTTTACCATACTACATTAAGATGATTGATCAGAAAGAGTATGTTTACAAAGATCACTTTGCACCACACGACATTGAAGTTACCGAGTTCGGCAATGGTAAGACCCGGAGAGAGGTCGCTACCCAATTAGGATTAAGGTTTAAAGTCGTTCCAAAAATTCCACTAGAGGATGGCATCCACGCAACCACAATGACCTTACCTAGATGTTGGATTGATACTGACCATTGCAAAAAGTTAATAGATGCGTTAAGACATTACCACAGGAAGTATATTGATAAAAATAGAATGTTTAGATCAAAGCCTGTACACGATTGGAGTTCACACGCTTGTGATGCAATGCGTTACCTAGCAGTTGGACTACAAGAAATTAATACTAGACAATCAGCTCCACAAAGTGTAGCAGATAATAGTTACAGGATTATATAATTATGGGTTCAATATTTAAACCAAAAATGCCACCGCTACCGCCAGTTCAACCTGCACCACCACCTCCGGGAGTTTCGCAAGAGGAAAAAGATGCGATTGCAGCAGAACAAAGAGAAATTGCTAGAAAAAGAAGAGGTCGTAAATCTACAATTCTAACTGGACCACTAGGTGTTGAGGAAGAAGCTGAAACAGAAAACAAAACTTTATTAGGATCATAATGTTTGACAAAATTAAAAAGATTTTTAAAAAAAAACTAAAAGTAGAAAAAGAAAAAAGAACTTATGAGAAAGCTATAGATCATGGTAATGACATTACTTTTGAAAACGAAGTTAAACAAATAGAAACAAAAAGAATATCAGAAACAAAATCAGATAAAGTATTTTCAGATAGAAAATCAGATACTAAATCTGGATTAGGAGGATAATATGGGATCAGTATTTAGACCAAAACCACCTGCACCTGCACCAGCACCTGTGCCTACTCCAGTTACACCCACAGTAGCAGAAGTTTCACAATCAAAAGCAGCAGATGCTTACGATCCAAGAAAGACAAAAGCCAAAGGTAGATCATCTACAATTATAACAGGATCAAAAGGTGTAGAGGATGAAACATTAACATTAGGCAAGAAAAGTTTATTAGGTAAGTAATGGCAAGAACAGATTTATCAAAAGGAATATTATCTAGATACGAAAGACTAGAAGGTCAAAGACAAAATTGGGAAACGCATTGGCAGGAAGTTGCAGATTATATGCAACCAAGAAAAGCAGATGTTACTAAACAAAGAGCTAGAGGTGATAAAAGAATGGAACAAGTTTTTGATTCTTCACCTATACAAGCAGTAGAATTATTAGCAGCATCATTACATGGTATGCTAACAAATCCATCTACACCTTGGTTTACTTTAAGATTTAAAGATACAGAAATTGATAATGAAGATGAAGCAAAACTTTGGTTAGAAGCATCTACAGATGCAATGTATACAGCATTTAATAGATCAAACTTTCAACAAGAAATATTTGAATTGTACCATGACCTAATTACATTTGGTACAGCAGCAATGTTTATTGAAGAAGATGATGATGATATTATAAAATTTTCAACAAGACATATTAACGAAGTTTTTATTGCAGAGAATGATAAAGGCAGAATAGATACAATCTTTAGAAGATTTAAAATAAGTGCTAGAGCTGCAATGCAAAAGTTTGGTGATGCAACATCAACAGACATTAAAGGTATATTTAAAAAAGATCCATACCAAGAAGTAGAAATACTACACGCAGTTTATCCAAGATCAGATTTTAATCCAAAGAAAAAAGATAAATCTAATATGCCATTTGAATCTGTTTATTTAGAATTTAAAAATGCAAATGAATTATCTATTAGTGGATTTAGAGAGTTCCCTTTCGTAGTACCTAGATATTTAAAAGCATCAAATGAAATTTATGGAAGATCACCTGCAATGACAGCATTGCCAGATGTTAAGATGTTAAATGAAATGTCAAAGACTACAATCAAAGCTGCACAGAAACAAGTTGATCCACCACTATTAGTTCCGGATGATGGCTTCTTGCTTCCTGTAAGAACTGTACCGGGTGGACTAAACTTTTACAGAAGTGGTACAAGAGATAGAATAGAACCATTAAACATTGGTGCAAACAATCCACTAGGTTTAAATATGGAAGAGCAAAGAAGAGACAGTATTAGAGCTGTGTTCTATGTTAATCAACTTATGATGCAAGATGGTCCACAAATGACAGCAACAGAAGTTATCCAACGTAATGAAGAGAAGATGAGATTACTTGGTCCAGTATTAGGTAGACTACAATCAGAATTATTAAAACCATTAATTGATAGGGTGTTTGCAATATTACTTCGTAACGATATGTTGCCACCAGCTCCAGAGTTTTTATCTGGTAGAGACATAGAAATAGAATATGTATCACCACTTGCTAAAGCACAAAAATCTTCAGAGCTACAATCTATTATGAGAGCTATAGAAATATTAGGTAGCCTTGCAAACATATCACCAGTATTTGATTATGTTAATTTTGATAATCTTGTTAAACATCTAGCAGACATTGTTGGTATGCCACAAAAATTATTAAAATCACAAAACCAAGTAAACGCAGAAAGAGAACAAGCCGCAGCACAAGCTGCAGAACAACAACAAATGGCACAGATGCAACAAGTTGCACAAGCCGGAGGAGATATAGCACCACTAGCAAAAGCATTGCCGGAAGAAGCAAAAGCATTAGTGGAATAATATGAAACAAGATAAACAACTAGAGAAATTTATAGCAGGACTAAAAAAAAATTATCAATACATATTCAATACAGAAGAAGGCAAAGAAGTCTTAACTGACCTTGAAAAAAGATGTCATTATCATTCTACCACTAATGTAAAAGGTGATAGCCATGAAAGTGCATACATGGAAGGACAACGTAGTGTCATTCTATTTATTAAATCAATGCTACGAAACGATAAGGAAAAATAAAAATGTCAAATGAACAGATAACACAGGAAACTGTGCCTGTAGAACAAGCGACTACAGAAACAGCACAACCAACAACAACTGCCACACAAGTTGCAGTAAAAGGAGCAGATACTCCTGCACCACAAACATCATCTTGGAAAGATTCTATTAGTGAAGTTTATAGAAATGATCCTAACATTGAAAAATTTACTGAAGCAGATGCTTTAGCTAAATCTTATATCAATGCAGTTAAAATGATTGGTCAAGATAAAATAGCAATACCAACAAATAATTCAACTCAAGAAGCATGGGATGAAGCTTACGAAAAATTAGGTAGACCAGAATCTCCAGAAAAATATGCTTTAGATGCAAAATCAGATGTTGTTCCTTTTGATGAAAATGCAATTAAATCTTTTGCCGAACAATCACATAAGTTGGGTTTAAATAACAAACAAGCTCAAGGTATATTAGAGTTTTACAAAAATAATATGGAAGGATCTGCACAACAAGCAAAAATAGATACTGAAACTGCTCAATCTCAAGCTGAACAAGAGTTAAGACAAGAATGGGGTAGAGACTTTGAAGGTAAAGTTAAACAAGCTGGTGCATTAGCAAAAGCTAATATTAATCCAGAAGTTTTAGATATGACTTTATCTAATGGTACAAGGCTTGGAGACCATCCAGAAATTATTAAAGGATTTGCAAAAATAGCAGGAATGATGTCAGAAGATAAAATTGTTGCAACTGAAAGCGAAAATGTAAATACGATTGCAGATATTGAATCTGAAATATCAGCTATTACCAATGATACTAATGGACCTTATTGGAATAAACAACATCCAGATCACGATAAATTGGTACAACAAGTTTATACATTAAGAGAAATGTTAAATGCAGATAAATAATCTTAATGATAAAGAAATTCGGTTAGAAATATTAAGAATGGTAAAAGAAACAGGATCAGAGAAACAAAAAAATGATCCCTTGCCTTTTGCTGAAAAATATTATAACTGGGTAATAGGTAAGAAAATTCGCAAGAACCTTACTGACAAGAAGGAATAGACTTCTAGTCTAAAAGACTTAAAATCCAAGAGATGCCTACTATTATTTAGTGGAGAACCTTTCTGATTATTTTAACTTAACAATAATATGGAGAGACAATTATGTCATCAAATATAACTACAGCTTTTGTACAGCAGTATTCTGCAAACGTACAAATGCTATCTCAACAAATGGGATCGTTATTAAGAGACAAAGTTCGTGTTGAATCTGTGGTTGGAAAAAACGCTTTTTTCGATCAAGTTGGTTCAGTAACTGCAGTTGAAAAAACTAGCAGACATTCAGACACTCCACAAATAGATACTCCTCATGCGAGAAGAAGAGTATCTCTTGCGGATTATGAATTTGCTGATCTAATAGATCAACAGGACAAAGTTAGACTTTTAATAGATCCGACTTCATCTTATGCTCAAGCTGCTGCTATGGCAATGGGTAGAGCTATGGATGATGTGATCATTTCTGCTGCACTAGGTACTGCGTACACTGGTGAGACAGGATCAACAAGCACAGCCAATTCGAATCAAATCGTACATGGTTCTGCTGGTTTAAATATCGCTAAATTAAGAGAAGCTAAACAAACTCTTGATTTAGGAGATGTAGATCCTTCAATTCCGAGACACATTATCGTGTCTCCGAGACAGATAAGTGATCTTTTAAATATAACTGAAGTAACAAGTTCTGATTTCAACACAGTCAAAGCATTGGCTAATGGTGAAATCAACTCGTTCCTTGGTTTTAATTTCATTGTATCAAACAGACTAACATTATCTAGCACAACTAGATCATGTATAGCTTTTGCACAAGATGGAATCGCTTTAGGTGTTGGCAAAGATGTCAATGCTAGAATAGACGAAAGAAGCGACAAATCTTATGCCACTCAAGTGTACTACTGCATGAGCATTGGTGCTACTAGAATGGAAGAAGCTAAAGTTGTTGAAGTACAATGTACAGAATCGTAATAGGAGGATATAGATTATGGCGAATGTAAATACAGACATTGTAACTAACTTTGTTGCAGTTCCTCAAGTCAAAAATGATTCACAGCAATTACATGGTGTAAAAAGAATTGCACAAGGTACTATTGCTTTGGCATCTGGAGACTTGTCGGCTACTGATACAGTTATGTTAGCTCCTGTTCCAACTAATGCTAGTATTTCTTCTATCAAATTGTTTAATGACGATTTAGATTCTGGAACTACTAATACTGCGGATGTTGGTTTATGGACAACAGCTATTGCTGCGGTTGATGATGATGCTTATGCTTCTGCGATTACTGACCTTCGTGGTGCGGTAACAACAGGAACTGAAGTAGCATTTGAAGCTAGAGATATTAACAAAATGGGACAGAAAGTTTGGCAAGATGCTGGACAATCTTCTGATCCGGGAGGATATTACTATGTAGGTATCATTTTTGATGCTGCTGGTAATACTGCTGGTGATTTAAGTTTTGTTATTGAATACACAGTAGACTAATAAATAAAATTTTAGGCGGTGAAAGCGAGAGTGGAAGCCGCCTAGAGTGCATGAAAAAGATACAAGATTTAAAACCTGTACTACACTTTAAAAAAGATAATTATGTGTACAGGTATGTATTAGTAGATAGGTTTAAACATGATACTAAATATCATTATGGCTTTGATACTAAAGAAGAACGAACAGAAGCAGAAATATTTGCGTTAGAAAAAGATAGACAAATAAGACGTAAGTATATTATAAGGAAGTGATATGGCATCAACAGTAGACATTTGTAATGGAGCATTAAACCAATTAGGTGCAACAACTATTCTTTCACTTACAGAAGATTCAAAAAACGCAAGACTTTGCAATTCAAGATATACTCAAGTAAGAGATGGTTTATTTAGAACACATCCTTGGAACTGCTTACAAAAAAGAGTTGAACTAGCAGCAGACACTACAGCTCCTGCTTGGGGTTTTAGTTATGCTTATACTTTACCAGCAGATTGTTTAAGATTACTTAAAATATTAGATTATGATTCAAACTACAAAGTAGAAGGTAGAAAAATATTAAGCAACGCATCTAGCATGAAGATACTATACATTGGTAGAATTACAGATCCTAATGAATATGATGAATTGTTAAGAGAAACTTTATCTGCTTCTTTAGCTGCTGATATTGCTTTTGCAGTTACTTCTAATAATACTACAGCAACAAATATGTATAATTTGTTTCAAGATAAATTAAAAGATGCTAGATTTGTAGATTCAACTGAAGGTCAAAATGTTGAACAAGATTTAGGCATGGCAGATCAAATAGATGCAAGTACATTTATAAACTCAAGGTTTTAATAAATGGCTAGGGTTGCTGTCGAACTTACAAACTTTACAGGTGGTGAGCTATCTCCAAGATTAGATGGTAGAACAGATTTAACTAAATATACATCTGGTTGTGCAACATTAGAAAATTTAGTAGTATATCCACATGGTTCAGCAGCTCGTAGACCCGGCTCTACATTTTTAGCAGAAGTTGCTGATAGCGATAATAAAACAAGATTAATACCTTTTGAATTTTCAACAACACAAACTTATATGCTTGAGTTCTCAAACTTAAAAATGAGAGTGTATAAAGATAGTGGTGCTGTATTAGAAGGAGATAAAACTATATCTGGAATTACTGCTGCTAATCCTGCAGTAGTAACCGCAACTTCACATGGTTATGAAAATGGTGATGAAGTATTAATTAGTGGTGTTTCTGGTATGACAGAAGTTAATAGTAAAAGATTTTTAGTTGCAGACAAAACTACCAATACATTTGAACTACAAGATAAAGATGGTGTAGATATAAACAGTTCTGCATTTACTGCTTATAGTTCTGGCGGTGTAGCCAATAAAGTTTTTGAATTAACAACACCTTATACTACTGCACAACTATTTGATATTAAGTTTGCACAAAGTGCTGATGTAATGTATATTACGCATCCTTTACACGAAACTACAAAATTATCTCGTACTGCTCATACCACTTGGACATTAACTGATGTTGATTTTACCAATGGACCTTTTATGGATGTTAATACTACAACAACAACTTTAACACCCTCTAGTGCATCTGTTGGATCAAGAGATATAACCGCATCTTCGGTTACTGGAATAAATGGTGGATCAGGATTTATATCAACTGACATAGGTAGACAAATACATTTTAATGCTGGTTATGGAGTTATCACAGCTATAACAAGTACAACAATAGCAGTAGCAACTATTACAACAGCTTTTACAAATGCTAATTCTATTACCGCTTGGTATCTAGGATCATTTTCTGATACTACTGGTCATGCTTCTTCTGTAACCTTCTTTGAACAAAGATTAGTATTTGCAGGAACAAGCGATCAACCACAAACTATTTTTTTCTCAAAGTCTGGTGATTATGAAAACATGGATGCAAACATTGGTGGCACAATAGCTGATGATGATGCAATTATTTATACAATCGCATCTAACCAAGTTAATGCCATTAGATTTATGACTTCAACAAGAACTTTAATTATAGGTACAGCAGGTGGTGAATTTACAGTAAGTGGAGGTGGTACAGATAGTGCAGTTACACCTACAAACATATTAATTAAAAAACAATCTAACCATGGTGCAGCAAACGTAGATGCTATAGCTGTAGGTAACGCAACATTATTTTTACAAAGAGCTAAAAGAAAAATTAGAGAACTAGCTTATAACTTTGATGTAGATGGTTATATTGCACCCGATATGACTATTCTTGCCGAACACATTAGTGAAGGTGGTTTAACACAAATTGCATATCAACAAGAACCAAATCAAATTGTTTATGCTGTAAGAGGTGATGGTGAGTTAGTAGGATTAACTTATCAAAGAGAACAACAAGTAACTGCTTGGCATAGACATATTTTTGGTGGTAGATTTGGTAATGCAACAATTACAGTTACTGATTATGCAAATATAGCAAATGGTACAAGAATAGTTTTAACAAAAGCAAATGGTACGACTACAACCTTTACATCCGCTACATCTGCTACGTCTGGTAAATTTCATACAACAACAAGTAATAACCAAACAGCAACAAATTTAAAAACATTAATAGATGCTGATTCTGATTTTACAGCAACAGTTAGTAGTAATGTAGTTACGATTACAGAAACATCACCATTGTCTACAGGATTTTTAACTGTTACATCTTTAGATGATTCTACTAGATTAACAAAAACTGATGAAGGTAAAGCAGTATGTGAAAGTGTTGCAGTTATTCCAACTGATGATACTGAATATCAAGTTTATGTAATTGTTAAAAGAACAATTAATGGTGCAACTAGAAGATTTGTAGAAATATTAAATGTATTTGATTTTGATCAAACAGATAACACATCATTTAATTTTTTAGATAGTGCATTAAGTTATAGTGGTAGTGCTGTAAGTACAATATCAGGATTAGATCACCTTGAAGGACAAACAGTTTCTATATTAGCTAATGGTGCAACACACCCAGATAAAACTGTAAGTTCTGGCAGCATTACTTTAGATCGTTCTTCAACAAGTGTTAAAGTAGGTTTAGCATATACATCTTTACTACAAACTATGAGATTAAATGCTGGATCACAGAATGGTACATCACAAGGTAAGACAAAAAGAATATATGATATTACAGTTAGAATGTTTGAAACTATTGGTGTAGAAGTTGGACCAGATTTAAGCAATTTAGAGAGAATACCATTTAGAAGTTCTGCTGATTTAATGGATGAAGGTATACCACCATTTACAGGAGATAAAGAGGTAGAGTTTAGAGGAAACTATGAAACAGATGGTTTTATCTTTGTTAGACAAACTCAACCTTTACCTTTTACAATTTTATCGTTATACCCAAGATTAACTACAAATGATGGATAATATGTTATATATAGTACCTTACACAAAAGAGCATGGACAGATTATATTGTCATATCAAATGAATCATAAGATATTAGAAGCAGACAGACATTATATTAATGTTGAAGGTGATGCTAAAAATTTAGAACAAGATCATTTAGCTTTTACAGGAATGCTAAATAATAAACCTATCTTTGCTGCAGGAATGAAAATGATTTGGGGTCAAGTTGCAGAAGGTTGGGTTATAGCATCAAGTGATATGTGGAAACATCCTTTAGGTGTAGCTAAAGCAATTAAAAAAGATTTTGCTAGAGTTGCCAAAGAACATAATATAAAAAGAGTTCAAACTGCAATTAGAAAAGATTTTACTCAAGGTCAAAGATTTGCAGAGTGGTTAGGTTTGGAGAACGAAGGTTTAATGAGAAAATTTGGTTTTGATGGCTCTGATCAATATATGTATGCGAGGATATTTTAATGGGATTTTTAGCAGCAGCAGCAGCAGCACCAGCATTAACAACAGCAGCTCCTTATATTTCTGCGGGAACTTCTATTATGAAATACCAAGCTCAAGGAACTCTTGGTAAATATAATCAAGCAGCAAATAATAAAACTGCTGCAGTATTAGATGGTCAAGCCGAACAAATAGAACAAAAAGCAGAATTTGATATTGCACAATTTAATAAAACTTATCAAAAAGTAAAAGGAGAAACTACAGTTGCTCTTGCTAAATCTGGAGTACAAATTGGAAGTGGTAGTGCATATAATATTGCTTTATCAAATGCTCTTGAAGCAAAGTTACAAGAAAATTTAATAACATATAATTCAAAAGTTGCAGCAGCCAATAAAAGAGAAGAAGCAAACTTTGCAAGAATAAAAGGAACTATTGCTAGACAAGAATCAAGAATTAAACAGATAGGAACTATAGCATCTGCAGGAACAAGTTTAATAACAATGAATCAAGGATCTTTTGGAACTAAAAGCAAAGGATTGGTGGTAGCTCCATAATGCCAAAAATACCTACATTCACAGCACAAGGATCAATAGAACAATTACAAGGTTCTACTACTACTCCTCAAATTGGATTAGATCAAACATTAGCTACTGCTTTAGCACCTGTTACTAAAATGGTTGTTAATCAAAAAATACAAGAAACAAACGCACAGAACCAAGCAGAAGCATTAAAATTAGAAAACGATTATATAACTGATCTTATAAAAGTATCAGAGACTATTAATACTGATCCAGTAATGTCAGTTAATAAAGATGCTGCTAACAAATATTTAAAAGATCAAAATAATATTTTACTTCCTAAATATAAATCTTTAGCAACCAATAATAATGTTGCAATTAAATTTGAAAATTATGCGTTAGCAGAAACACAAAAAACAATATTTAGAACTGATACACAAATATCAAAAAATATTTTAACAAACTTATTTACTGGTTATGATAAACAAAAAGAACTTTTACTTATAACAGCTAGTACAGATGAAAGTGGTATGGCTAAAGGAACTTTAAAAGATGATTTAGAAAAATTAACAATAGATACATTTCAATCACAAGTAACATATCCGGAGTTACAAGCAATGTTAGCTTTTATACCAAACGAAATTGATCTTATAGATGGAAATAAAGATGTTATACAACAACCTAGAAAAACTTTTTATGCTTTAAAAGATAAAAATTATTTACCTAATTTAACTTATGAACAAAGAACAAAATTAACTGAAAGAGCATCAGCAGTTATAAGAGATCAATTAACTAAAGAATTTAAAAATTATATTAAAGCTAGAGAAGATGGAAAAGAACCACCAAGATTTGATTTTGATCTTGCAAAAGAAGTAATGACAGAACCTGTATATGAAAATATGATTGTTGCAAAAACTGTTATGGAAGATACTGTTGATGATGTTAAATTTCTTCATACTTTACCAAATCAAGATTTAGATTCTACTGTAACAAGTATGATAGAAAAAGTTTACCAAACATACCCTATTGATATTGCTAAACAAAAAGAAACTTTTTTAGCAGAGGTAATTGAAAATATAAAATCTAATAGAGAAGATGATCCTGTTGGATATATATTTAATATAGATGATGACATTAAAAATATGTCAATAGAAATTGATAATATGACAGCTGAATTTTCAGCACCTAATGTTTATGATACAAGTGCTATGGCACAAGCTAAACTAGAACTTACAGAAACATTAATACAAAAACAAAAAGATTTAAACATAAAAAACATTAAGGTTATGACCAATGATGCAGCTAAAAGTTTTGTTGCCGCTTATACTGAAGCTGGAAACAAAAACGATATACCTACAATGAATGATATGATGCAAACTTTAAATCTTAACTATGGTGATAATGATGGTTTAGCATTAACACAATTATTAGAAAATGGTTTACCTTATGGTGCAAAAGTTTCTTATATTTTTGGAGATGGAGAACTTGCACAAGAAGGTCTTGCTTTTGATACTAAAGAGGAAAAAGATGCTTCTATAAAATTTTTAAAAGACAATGATGTAAAAATTGCAGACATTCAAATAGAGATAAGAGAACAACTTAAAGATTTTGAATCTATTTTAAGAAGAAATGTACCACTTAATAGTAGTGGAACATTAACAGAAATGGATAATTTAGTAGAGTATTTAAGTTTTGTAGCAGCAAATAGAATGTATGGTAAAGAAATGGATGCAAGTGAAGCAGCAATATCTGCCGCACAAACATTTAATGATAACTTTGTTGTAGAAGATACTTTTTATCTTCCAAAAAAAATTGATGGAAAAAATGTAGGAGATGGACAATTAAATAAAATTATTGAAACAGTAGATATTTTGCAAAAATATTATTTAGATGATTTTGGTGCTGTAGCTTTTAAATCAAATTTTGAAACAGACCCAGTAAAATTATCATCAAAAATGTATTCTCAAATGCTTCTTAATGGTGAATGGAGAAACATGCCAGATGGAGAAAATTTAATATTTGGTATTGTTCTTGATGGTAGTAATGAATTTGCACCAATTATAAATGCTAATGGAGAAAACTTAATTGTAAATGTAAATGATACTTCTGAACTTGTACCGGGAACAGATATTCCAATAGACTTTACTTTAAACTTTAGTGAGCCAGATCAAACTCCTGCTTCATCAATGATTGACGTTTTTGAAAAAGCATCTGCACTTGCCAAGGAAAAAGGAATAACATATGAGGAAGCTCTCAAAGAAATAAGAAAACCAAACATTAAAAATATTGAATTTGGTGATGGAAAAAAAAACTCTAAAATTTCGGTAGATGACCAATCATCTATTTTAAAAACAATAGGTGATGCTATAATTACACCTGCTTATGGATCAGAAATGAATCTAACTACTGCAAAAAGAATTATATTAGATAAAGTTGGTGGAGATATATATAATGAAGAATCACAAAATAATTTACAAAAATTTATAACTGCTGTGCGTGATGTTGAAAGCAATAGTGGAGAAAATACATATAATGAATCTACAACTGCAGCTGGAGATTTTCAATTTAAAATGTTTACAAAAGATAAAAATGGTAAATATACAATTAAAAAAGGTTCTGCATTTCAAACAGGATTAAAAAGAATAGAAAATAGATATACAAAAGAAAACATAGATATTCCAAATTGGGTTAAAGAAGCTAAAGAACATAATGATCCTAGAAAATTAACTTATGAACAACAAGAAGAATTATTTTTAATTAATCTTTATGAACAAGTGGGAAGTGATGCTTTAATTAAAGCAATGTTAAATGGTAACATGGAAAAAGCAATGCAATTATATGCAAAATTTCATCATACTAAAATGAATGTTGTAAATGACAGGGTTATAAAACAAAAATTTAAAAAAGCATATAAATAATAATATTATGGCACAATTTGGATTTGGATTAAACATAAACGAAACAGCACAAGAAACTGGTTATGATCAATATCAAACAAGTTTGTTTGAATCATTAGGAGCTGTTGCAAAAGATAATTGGAATTTTAATCCTGTAATATCATTATTAACTTTAAAAGATATTCAAGAAGCAAAACAAGAATCAAGAATAGCAAACATAGTTCCTAGAGATAAAAAATTATTAAATGAAGAATATAAAGATTTGGGATTATATTTTGAACAAGATGAGTATCAATCAGTTGTTGATATTATGGTAGAGAAAAAAAAGAAAGAAAAAGAAAGACAAAGCATTATGATGAGAGGACCAGAAGGTTCTTGGAATCCTTTATCTGGTGGATTTTATGTAGGTGCAGCAAAACTTGCTGTAGGTATTGGTACAAGTTTTCTTGACCCTATAAATATTGGAGCTTCTTTTATTCCTATTTATGGACAACTTCGTTTTGCTAGGTCTATTGCTAAAGCAAAATCTATGGGTGTAAAAAGTTCAAAAGCATTTAGAAACACAAGATTAAAAAGGGGTGTTGCAGAAGGTGCAGTTGGTGCTACTCTTATAGAGCCACTTGTTTATGGTGTAGCTCAAAGAGTACAAGCAGATTACGATATATATGATAGTTTTTTAAATGTTGCTTTTGGTTCAGTTATTGGTGGCGGACTTCATGTTGGTGCTGGTAAATTAAGAGATATAAATACTGCTAGAAATTTTAATGCAAGAGTTTTAGCAAATAGAGAAAATTTAAGTAAACCAGAAGGAGGTGATCCAGAGGTAGATTTATATGCAGAATATTATCCTAAAGAAGTAGTAGATAAAATGATGCAACTAGAACAAATGGATGTAGAAACTAGAAATAAATTATTAGCAAAAGCTGTTGGTGATCAACAACTAGATGAGCCTGTAAATGTTATGGATATAGCAAATGCTGATCCTACACTTAATGGTACATCAACTAAACAACTTGACCTTCTTATAAATAAAGCAAGAAAAAATATTGAAATAATTAAAAAAGATACTCAAATTATAATTAGAGATGGTGGTAAAGTTAATAAAAAACATTTACAAAATGCAACTAAAAAATACAACGATCTATTAGCTGAAAGAAAAAAATTAGAAAAAACTACTAAAACAGAACCTGTAGTTACTGATCCAATAGTTAATCGTACAAAAGCATCTAAACAAATTCAAGTTGAATCTACAAAAAAAAGTGTTTCTGATTTAGAACCTACCCAACAAGATTCTGAATTAAATCGTGTTGAAGCAAGATTAATTAAATTAAGAACAAAACAAAATGATGCCGGACTACCTTTAGACTTTACTAATAAAAGTACAGGTAAAAAAGATGCAACGTTAAAAGAAGCTGCAGAAGAACTAGATGAAGTTAATGCTAAATCTGATGATTTAGAAAATGGAATAACAGATTATATTAATTGTACCCAAGGAAATTAATGGCTAAAAATAGTTGTGTAACAAGAATAGTAAATTCAATAAATAAATCTTCAATTAAATCAGTTGATAAACAAGAGTTAATTAATAAAATTAAAACTGCTGTAGCTGAATCTAAAAAAACTAATTTAGATAAAGTTGATATAGATAGAATTAGTAAAGATGTTACAGAACAAATAAAGGCACAAAAAAAAATCAATAAAATTAATGCTGTTAATGATGAAATATTAATAAGAAAAAAAGTAGAAGAACTTTTAGAAAATTTTAAAGGTGATGAGCAAGAAGGTTTAATAGCTTTATTAGTTGGCTCAAACAGATTAACAACTGGATCAAGAACATCTGTAGGTGTTGCACAAAATGCTGCACAAGGTCAGTTAATAGCTGCATTTGATGCTGAAGTTACCGCTGCTGGTTTAGATGGTATGTTTGATAGAGCTGATGCAAGACTTCAAGAAGAACTTGCTATAACAATGGAAGAAATTTCTTTAGGAAAAGAAACAACAACAAAAAATAAAGATGTAAAAAAGTTAGCTGAAATAATGGAAAAACATTCTGAATTAACAAGAACAGCATTAAATGAAAGAGGAGCAAACATTGCTAAAATGTGGGGTTATGTTGTTAAACAATCTCACGATCAATTTAATGTAAGAGCTGCTGCAAACAGATTAGGAAAAAATTTAGAGGAAATAAAATCTGATCCAACTTTAACAGGTACAGATATAAATTATAATAAAAATTATACAGCTTGGAAAGATTTTATTATGCAATATTTAGATGGAGATAGAACATTTGCTGATACAGATAATATTGATAATTTTTTAATGAACTCATATAATTCTTTGGTTGGTAATAAAATACAAGTAGCAGATGGAGCTGCTGGAGTATTTGGTAGTAGAAATATTACAAAAGGAATTGGTAATAAAAGAGTATTACATTTTAAATCTGCAAAACATTGGAACGCATATAATGAAAAATTTGGCACAGGATCATTAAAAGAAACTTACTATAGTGGGTTAATGACAGCAGGAAGAAATATAGGTATGCTAGACACACTAGGAACTAAACCAAAAGAAAATTTTGAAAAAATTAGAGTTGCTGTTTCAAACAGAATGATTGCAGAAAAAAGAAGTGTTGAAAGTTTATCAAGCTATAGACAATTTGAAAAGTTTATGAATGTTGTAGATGGAACTGTTTATACTTTTGATGGTGGTACTTTTGGATTTGCAATAACAAAATATTCTGCAATAGTAAGAGCAGTTGGTAATGTTGCAAAACTAGGAGGTGCAGTTATTTCTGCTGCGGCTGATATAGGTATTTATGCTTCAGAAATGAAATACCAAGGTAGATCATTTTTAGGTGGAATGTTTGAAGCAATGAATTCAATAAGAAGAATTAAAAATACAAAACAAAAAGAAGATATAGTACAAGGATTAGGTTTTATTAAAGATGGTACTATTTATGATGTTTCTGGAAGGTTTCAAGTTGGAGATAATTTAAACAAAGGTTGGACACAGATACAAAGAACATTTTTTAAATATAACTTACTTTCTTGGTGGACCAACACTTTAAAAGAAAACTCAATGTTAGGTATGGCTAACTATTATGCTAAACAAAAAAATTTAAGTTTTGATCAATTAAACAAACCATTGCAAGATTTTTTTAAATTATACAATATTGATTCTAATAAATGGAATGTAATTAGAAAAACTGCAATGTCAAAAGCAGATGATGGAACAGAATTTATTAATATATCTGAATTAAGTAATATGTCTGATGCTGATATAAAAAAAATTACAGGAATGGATGATTTAAGTAAATCAGAATTACAAATGGAAAAAGAAAAATTTAAATATTCAGTGTCGGGTATGTTACTAGATAGATCAATTTATGCGGTAATTGAACCGGATGCTAGAACTAAAGGAACTATGACACAAGGTACATTAGCTGGAACTGGTATGGGTGAAGCTATGAGATTTTTGGGTCAATTTAAAGCATTTCCAATAGCTGTTGTAAATAAAGTTTTAGGAAGAGAAGTAGCTTTTTTAAGAAAAGGAAAAAATCAAGATATAGGTAGAGGAATAAGAGGTATCACTGCACTTATGCTAACTTCTGGAATGTTTGGTTATATGTCAATGAGTTTAAAAGATTTATTAAAAGGTAAAGAACCTCGTGATCCAAATAAAAAAGCAACTATTATGGCTGCTTTCTTGCAAGGTGGTGGACTTGGTATATATGGAGATGTGTTATTTAAAGAACAAAGAGATGCTGGATCAGTTTTGGCTGGAGCTATAGGACCATTTCCAACAACTGTTATTGATCTTGGTTTAGCTTTAAAATATGCTTTAACTGGAGAAGGTGGTAAAGCAGGTAGAGCTGCTTATAGAACTATAAGTTCAAATATACCTTTTTTAAATTTATTTTATATTAAAGCAGCATTTGACTATATGATAGGTTTTCAAATTATGGAAACAATGAATCCGGGTGTATTAAAAAGAGTAGAAAAGAGAATGAAAAAAGATTATAACCAAGAATATTTATTTACAAAACCCTCAATAAAGAATAAAGGTTTTTAAGTTATGACAGTATCAAGCACAACAGTAAAAAATTCGTATTCGGGTAATGACAGTACAACTGAATTTGCCTACACATTTAAAATATTTGCAGACACAGATTTACAAGTAATTATCAGATCCTCTACAGGAACTGAAACAACCAAAACTCTAACCACGCACTACACAGTATCTGGTGCTGGAGATGCGTCAGGTGGTAATGTTACATTTACATCTGGGAATACTCCTGCAACTGGTGAAACAGTTGTTATTAGAAGAGGTGTTCCGCAAACTCAAGCGATAGATTATATCGCTAATGATCCATTCCCTGCGGAATCTCATGAAGAGGGTTTGGATCGTGCAACTATGACTATTCAGCAGATGCAAGAGGAATTAGATAGATCGTTTAAAGTTTCAAGAACCAACTCAATTACAACACCAGAATTTACAGAGGATGCTGCAACAAGAGCATCTAAAACTTTAGGATTTGACAGTACAGGAAATGTATTAACAACAGTTGCAGATTTTCTACCGGCAGGTGGAGATAGTGCAATGTTCCAATATTCAACAACAACAACAGATGCAGATCCCGGAGCAGGAAAATTTAGATTAAACCACGCAACAATATCTAGTGCAACTGAAATGTACATAGATGATTTAGAATACAATGGTACAGATGTAACAGCATGGGTACAATCATGGGATGATGTAACTGGTAATGATACCAATAGAGGTAGAATAAGAATATCAAAAGCAAATACATTAGATACTTGGATGGTATTTAAAGTTAGTGGTGCAATCACAGATGCTACTGGTTATTCTAAAATAACTTTAGTTTACATTGATAGTGCTGGTAGTTTTGCTGATGATGATAAAGTATTTATTGCATTTACATCTTCTGGAGAAGATGGTGCTATACCGGGATATTTTTATAAGTTTGATACTAATACAGCAGATAGTGATCCGGGTGCTGGAGAAGTAAAATTTAATAATGGTACTTATGCTTCAGCTACAGCAATCTATATAAATGATGCTGATTCTAATGGTGCTAGTACAGCTACAGATGTTCAATCATGGGGTGGATCAACTTCTACAATTAAAGGTTCATTACATATAGTTGATATTAACGATAGCTCAACTTATGCAAGATTTAAAATTACTGCTGCGGTTACAGATGCGAGTGGCTACAATAAAATTACAGTTGCTCATCTAGCAAGTAATAATACTTTTAGTGCTACTGACGAACTATCTATAACTTTTGTTAGAGCTGGAGACAAAGGTACAACAGGAGATACAGGGTCTACAGGATCAACTGGATCAACTGGTGCTACTGGAGCTTCGGGTACTAACTCACAACTTTCTATGACTTGGAGTAGTGCAACAACTGATGCCGATCCAGGTGCAGGTAAAATTGCTTGGAATCATGGCACAATAGCAAGTGCAACAATTTTATATGTAGATGATGCGGATGATGCTTCAGCAGATATAACATCTTATGTTCAATCTTGGGATGATGTATCTAATGCAGTTGCAAGAGGTATTGTAACTATTACTAAAGAAGGAACAGCATCAACTTATGCAACATTCAAAGTAACAGGAGCTGTAACTGATGCCACTGGTTATACTAAAGTTCCAGTAACTCATGTAGTTTCAAGTGGAACATTCTCAAATACAGATGGTGTTGGAGTACATTTTGAATACTCTGGTGCTGATGGTTCAGGAACAAGTTTATCTGGATCAACAAATAATACTGTTGCAACAGTTACAGGTGCTAATGCTCTTATTGGAGAAGCAAATTTAACTTTTGATGGTACAAATTTATTAGTTGCGAGTACAGGTAAAATATATCTTAATGATGCTGGTGGAGAACATATCAGCGGTAATGGTTCTGTATTAAGTATTGCTGGTGGAAGTGAAATAGATTTAACTGCAACAGCGATTGATATAAATGGAACTTGTGATGTAAGTGGTTTATCTACTTTTGGTGCTGCTGCTAATGTTACACAACAAGCATTAACATCATCATCAAACGCTGTAGCTTGGGATGCTTCTGCTAAACCAAACGCAGTTCATATAACAACAGAAAATACAACTTTTTCTGCACCAACTAACAATGTCGAAGGTGCATTTATAGCTTTAGAAATTAATTACAATGGTTCACACACTATTGCTTTTAATACCATCTTTGAATTTGCAGCATCAACTGCACCAACATTTACTTCAACAGATGGTAAGACAGACATATTAGTATTCAGATACAGTGGTGCTGTATGGCAAGAAGTTGGTAGAACATTAAATTTAAGTGAGAGTTAAAATATGTACGCATTAATAACAGATAACGAAATAACAAAATTTATAAATAATCCTAAAGCTATGGTTATAGGTGATACTCAATACCCAGCTAAAATATTTCAGTTGTGGTCTACATCAGAATTAAATGCCATAGGTATTTACGAAGTAGTCTTTGATGATAGTAATAAAAAAGATGAGAAATGGTATATCAATACTAATCAATCTTTTGCTTTTGCTGATGATGTTGTTACTGCAACTTATGGATCAGCTACACCTAAGGCTCATGCAGATACTACATGGTCGCAAGATGATGAAGATGCTGGTTTATTACCATCTGACAAATCAGTTAATGATATTAAAACTAGAGGATTAAAATATAATTTAATACAAACTTTAAAATCACAAGTAGCTGGAATATTAAATGATACTGATTGGTACATTACCAGAAACACAGAAAAATCTACTGCTATACCAAGTGCTATATCTACTCACAGAGATGCAGTTAGAACTAAACAAGCAGAAATGGAAACTGCAATTACAAATGCAAGTAACACTCCAGCATTAGAAACTTTATACACATACACTACAACAGATGGTGTTCAATCAAGACCATTAGGTGAACTTCCAACATTGGAGAGTTAATGATAATTCTTGGAACTAACTCCATAAAAGACACAGGCTATGATGTAGACAACTCATGTAGGTTTGATGATGGAAGTTCAGATTATTTAACAAGAACACCAAGTGGTGCTGGAAATAGAGATAAGTGGACTTATAGTTGTTGGGTTAAAAGAAGTTCTTTAGGTGCTTATTCAAATTTTTTACAAGCCTCTGGTGCAACTTATAACGATAGTGACTATTTATATTTTAATAATGATGATAGTTTATATTTGCACATGGTTGCTAGTAGTTCTCCTTTTGCAAAATTATATACAAATAGAAAATTTAGAGATTTATCAGCATGGATGCACATTGTTATAGTTTATGATTCTGGTAATGGAACTTCTGGCGATAGATTAATAATGTACATAAATGGTGTAAGAGAAACTTCTTTTAGTACAGCTACATACCCATCACAAAATGCAGATAGTGTTATAACACTTGCTTCTGGGGGATTAGATATTGGTAGAGATGGTTCTGATGCTGGTTCTAGTTATTTTGATGGCTATATAGCAGAAGCAGTTTTAATAGATGGTCTAGCATTAGACGCAACATCATTCGGAGAATTTGACGAAGATAGTGGAATATGGAAACCAATAGATGTATCTGGTTTAACCTTTGGTACGAATGGTTTTTATTTAGATTTTGAAAATGCAAGTAGTCTAGGTGCAGATGTATCAGGAAATGGAAATAACTTCACAGTTAATAACCTTACAGCAACAGACCAATCTACTAATACTTGCACAAATAATGGAAATGTTCACAACGCATTAATAAAAGATA